TACCAGCAGACACAGCAGCAGCAGCCGCTGATGTTGCAGCCGATGTAGCACTACCTAAAATACCATCAACATAAAGCTTAGTAGTTGCATCAGCGTTTGATGTTGGTGTACCAAGATTTGTAATTTTGCTGGTGCCCATGTCAATAGCACCAGTCATAGTGCCACCAGCTAAGCTAAGCTTCAGAGCGTCAGCAGTATCTACATATCCTTTAGTAGCAGCGTCAGCAGTGAGTGTAGGAGTACCAACACCTGTGATTTTGTTAGTACCCATTGCAATGGCACCAGACATAGTGCCGCCAGCTAGAGGAAGCTTAGTAGCAATAGATGCTGTAATTGTTGTTACAAAGTTAGGGTCATCACCAAGAGCAGCAGCTAGTTCATTGAGGGTGTCAAGTGTGCCGGGAGCAGTGTCAATTAAATTACTAATTGATGTGTCTACATAGAGCTTGGTAGCAGCATCGCTATTGTTTGTTGGCGCTGTCAAACCTGTAATGGTGGCAGAAGAGCCAGCATCCATGTTCAATGAGCCATTGATTGTTACATCGTTAAACTGTGAAGTGCCAGTGGTTGCTGTGACATTGCCAGCAAGAGAGCCTGTTACCGCCCCTACAACAGCACCAGTGTGTGTGCCTGATGTGTTGCCTACTACATCACCTGTTAAGCCGCCCACGAAGCCTGTAGAGGCTGTGATGAGCGTGCCTGTTATTGCTTGTGCTGAAGATGCTCCAATGACAGCACCGTCCACTGTACCTGCGTTGATGTCAGCAGAAGCAATGACAGCAGAGGTGGACACAGTGAGAGTGGTGACAGTGGCAGCAGCAGCAGTTGTTGCACCAATGACGGTGGCGTCAATAGTGCCTGCGTTGATATCAGCAGTGTCAGCGCTCAGGCTGTCAATGTTTGCTGTGCCTGTGATGTAGAGGTCTTTGAATTGTTTAGCGTTTGTACCAAGGTCAATATCACCATCGGTAACAGGAACAATGGCTCCATCAATAACAACAAGTTGTTTAACAGCAGCACCAGCCACCTCAATAAACACATCAACACTGTTATCAACAATGTTAACTGCCACTTTATTGAAAGCATCAGCATCTGAAATTAATGGAACATAAGCACCCTCTGCTGCTGAGCCATCATGACGATGCCCACCAGTTTGTTCAAAAGTATCACGTAGTTCATTGAACTCGTTATTGATTGGTGCTGCTCTAACTACAGCGGTAGGTACAATGTCAGCAGCGGATTGTCTTACATAACCTGTCATATTATTCCTTATCGTCTATCGTTCATTGCATAGTTCAAGACTAGCCCTTGAACAGTGTGACTTGCATTAGTATCGTTTGTTACATATTTAAATGCTACAGAGAAACCAGAGCCAGCTATGTTTGTCTTTTCCACTGGTGATGGATTACCGTCATATATTGCATTAGCATCATATACAACTTCATTGTAATAAGCAGCAGCGCCTGTTGTTGTTATTTCGTAATTACGTGGATTATATACACCAACACTATCATCAAAGTCATAAGACACAGACAACGCTAAACTAGCTACACCCTCACCACGTAAGAATGTAGAAATACTATAGAAGTTCTTTCTTATAGAAGGGTCACCAAAGTAGTAATATGGTGTTTGATAAATACTAAGGATTGGTTGTGTATCAAAAGAAGTTCCAACTTCTTGACGACAAACTTTACCAGTTGATGTACCGTGTATTACAAACTCATCACTTCCAATATACCCACTAGAAGCACAACTAACAACAACATCTGATGTCAAACTATATTCAAAGTTCATTCCAGTTTCAGATTGTCTAAGACCGCCAAGTATACCAAATGTACCTTCGTTAGGTAATAGAAATCTAAACTGACTCTTACGTCTAATTACAACAGATGAAAGAGTTTCAGGGTCAATAGATTCAGAAACAATGTCTTTTAATACTGAGGTAATAGTAAACTGAATTTGTTTAGAAACTGTTTCAAGTTCAATATCACCAATCTTGCTAGTTCCTGAGATAGGTCTAAACCCATCAGGGCCAAGAAATAACAGACTACCGCCTAGTTCTATCACACTGTCTGGAACGACACAGCCTAGATTAACTGTAACTTCATTAAGAACAAAGTCGGCTTGGCTATTACCAGTTAAGCTTTTGATTGAGTTCTTACCAAAGATGTAGAGAACATCTCTAAACTGTTTAATCTGAACAATCTCAAAGCCAACATTAATAACACCAGCACCTAGCGCAGGGCTAAAGCTTGTCTCATCATAAGGAGCAGAGAAGTATAGATTGAATGGTTCTGATGGGTCGCCACCAAGAAACAAATGATTCTGAAAACTGTCTACATATTTCGGACTATTGGGTGCCTGAGCGTGTGTAATTTGTGTGTAGGTTGTACCGTCATAGACAGCAGCGGGATTGATGCCATCAACAAGAGCAATCTTAGAACCACTCCAGTTGTATTTAATAGCTCTAACTTTCTTAACACCAACTGTTGTAATTGTTATTGGTGTAGAGACTGCCACCCATGTAGACGAAGATGCCACCCACTTGTAGAAGTAGCTAGTGCTAGGTGACACTGGTGCTCTTGCTGCAAAGATGCCATCATTAACACCTTCAGCTACAACAACACCAAGCACCTTACCTGTACCAGTAACAGTACCAAAGCTATTATCAAAACCACTGATGCGTCTATAGCCACCAGCCACAGAAGGCTCATAGTTGATAAGCTGAATGGCTGAACCGGGTGACACTTCACTCTGTGACAATACGTCCCTGTTGGTGTTAAGACCACCAGCGCAAGTGACCTTGTAGCCTAAGATTCTATCTGCCATGATTAATAAGAAACTCTAGTGTTACCCATAGCTTTACTTGTAATTGCTGTTGAACTCATAGACAGTTGTTCATCAAGCAAAAGCCTACGCATAGTCTTTACACCTTGTTCAAACTTATCTTTATAAACAGCAGCAGCTTGTTCATTTGACCTAAACATCATGAGATACATAAGAGCACCATCAATAACAACGTGTTTAAAACGATCAGGAACAACAGACTCATCTGTTGATAAAACCATATCAGGAGAATAGCTCCAATATTTGTATTCAATTTCATAAGCAGCATCGGCAATAGGTGTTGCTCCCCACTTACCTTCTTGTGTTTGATAGATGGTAGTTGGTACAGCATATCCACCAGTGCCTGTGCTGTCTTCGTCTGGTCGCTTAGTATTCAAATACTGTACATATGAAATGACAGGAAGTCTTGAAGGAATGTTGTTAGTTGTTGTAAGCTTCTTTAAATAGAAACTTTCCCAATCAACAGAAGAAGCATTGCTTGGTAGACTATATACACCAGTACCAATAGTGAGTGTTTGTGTATAGGTGATAAGAGCGAAAGGCCACTCTTGGGCAGACTGCATCAACTCTCTAACAGATGAATTGATAGCGTCTTTGGCAAGTGCTTGAATGTTTCTAGCACCATCAAAATCAGTTACGTCGAGAACGACTTCATTGATTCTTCGTAGCAGTTCATTTGTTAAAGTTATGTAGGTGGTCATATTTGTTTAGACGTAAATAAAGGGAGTGCCAGCAACACCAGCACTCCCTCGTTAGTTCAGGTATTAAGCCAGTTGTTCGCGGTCAGCAGCAGCAGCAGCACGAGTGCCAGCACCACAATCAACAACCAAAGCCCACACACGACCAGTGATGATGCCAACAGTACCAGAGATGGTAGTGACAACGTCAATGGTGTCAGCAGCAGCTACGAAGCCGGGAACCACACCACCCTTGTTGGTGTTGGCAGCAGCAGCGTCAAAGTTGAGGTCATTAGCAAACACAGTGGTTCCGTCAGTGACGTCCAATGTGTAAGTGGTGATATCAGCAACTGCGTCATAGTTTTGAAAACCAGCAGCAAGCACGACACAGCCAGCAGGAACAGCGATGCCAACAGCAGTACCAGAGGTAGCAGCCAGCGACACGTTTTTCTCAAGCAGGACAGCTTGAGGGCGAATGGATTGAGCAATAGACATATATTTTCCTTTAAGAGTTACATGAAACAAGCCCCATTGCTGGAGCTTGTAATCGTTTAGGCAGCGTTATACTTAGCAACCACCAAAGCTTCTGGCTTCAAGATTTTACGACCGTAGACGTGCATACCACGGACAATGTCAGCGAAGCTGTCAGGGTCACGATATGTCTCAGTCTTGGTAATTTGCTGAGCCGAGGCAACAGCAGCTTCTTGACCAGCAACGATGATACCGTAGTTGGTGTTCTGATTGGCAGCACCAGAAGTGCCAGCACCAGTACCAATCTTAGGCAGGTTGTTAGAAACATAAACACGGAAGCCGTGCAGGTTGTTAATAACCAAACCGTTTTGCAGACCAGAACCACCGAAGTCAGCATTGAGCAAACGGCTGTCTTCGTCTTTCAAGAGTTCAACGAACACTGGGTCAACAACCAACCAACGACCTTGACCGTCAACAAATTGTTGGTCAAGCAAACGTGCCATACGTGCAATCACCATCAAAGGAGAAGCAACATCAGTTGGCAAGGCAGTAGCACCGGGCAAACGAGCAGCCAAAGGAATGGAATGCTCACCAGCAGAAGCGGTGGTGATGTTACCGAAGCTACCCTTTTTCAGCTTCATGGAAGCCAGCAACTCGTCAGCACCAGCAGCAGTCACTGCCTTAGTACCGGGAGCAGTAGTACGAGCAACGCTGCCGTTCTCGTGCTTGTTGACTTGTTGGTAGCCAGTGAGGTATGCAAGAACGTCTTGGTCATACTGGTCGCGCAAGCGATAGGCAGCACGGTCAGAAGCCATTTGCATGAAATTCACATGAGACTGAGCGTTCTCGATATCGTCAATCTTGAAGGCGAAGTAGTTAGCTTGGTCAACGACCAAAGTGAAATCTTCGTCAGCAAGCTCTTGCGCAGTGATTTGTGTACCACGTGCATAGTTTTGAACCGACACTTCAGGCTCTTTGATAATACGAACGCTGTCACCCATGTTAGCGATTTCACCGAAGTAATCGTTATTGGTGATAGCTTCGATAGTGGAAGCTTTACGGAAAGCAACTTGTACTTGCTTGCTATAAATTGTGGGAGAGAAGTTACCATTGGGCAAATTGCCGTAACCTACTGCTGATGGGAATGCCATTTTAGTTTCCTTAAATATTAAACATATTTGCTAGTCGGAAAATACAGGGCCATATTACTTAGGTACGCAAACACTAGGCTTCTAGATACCTTGTGTTTGAGGGCTAACTGTTCTGGGTGTTCTACTATTTACAAAACTTGCATAACTAAGAGCAACAACGGAATTGCCATTGCTCTATCACTAAAGACAGATAGAGAGCTACCCTATCCATCCTTATTACTTATAGTTATAACATCATATTTTTAATGATGTCAAACTATCGAGCCGAACCACTAATATCGTAAACAAACTTATTAGCTTTAATTGACTTATCAATGGCAGCTTGATGTTGTTCATATTGGTGAATCGTCATCTTATTAACTTGACTCTCATAGTAGACACCTTCTGAATCGTTGTTAGACGGAACAGATTTAGCACTGCGAGTGTTGACGCTTTTAGCAGCATCGTTGTAATTGGTTTCACGTTTAACAGACTTGCTAATGTTCTTGTCAGCTTTATACAAATCAATAGCACGTGAAGCAGACCTGCTATCAGTGTCGTTGTTATACAAAGCATCCTGTACCCATTTAGGTTGTTCATCAACCCAATCATGAAACTCGTCGCTGTCACGAATGGCTGTGAAGTCTGGATGAGCCTTCATCAATTCATTCTCAGCCTTATCTCTAGCTGTAGTTTTCTCACGCTCATCTAGGGCTTTGAAGCGTTCTTCCAAAGCGGAGTTCTGTTCTTTAGCTTTCTTCATTGCAATGGTTTCAACAATGCGTGCTACATCTGGATAGGATTCAGCCCAAGCCGATAGCTCTTCCTCACTCTTTGGAAACTTAATCTGTTGCTCTGTGCTCTTGTGAAGCTGACTCTGCAAATCATCAAGCTGTTTCTGCATAGCTGTTTGCTGTTGTTGTGAATGCCTACGCAAATCACCATAACGCTTTTTAAAGCTACGCTCTTCAGCATCTGCTGGTTCAGGAGTATCGTCTTCGTTATTATCAGAAGCAGTAGTACCAGCTTGTTTAGAAAGTAGTTGTTTAATCTCTTCTTCTTCTTTAGCAATACGGTCAACGTTTGCATTACGTTTACCAAATGAAGTAGCTGTTGCTTGTTCTTTCTTATCCATAACCATTTCAGTCATATATTTCTCTTTAAAGTTGGGGCATCCGTAGCCAACGAAGTTGGGGAGATAGGTAGCCAGTAATGATGGGTTTATTATTAATATGTTTACTAGCCCATCTCTAGTAATACATTCTTATTATTATAGGTTAGGCTGTACTTGCATCAGCACCAGTGCCGGGACTAACTCCACCAGTATCTCCACCACCAATACCACTACCTGTACCTACACCGGGGCCACCACCTTCACCGCCACTAACATCACCAGTAACACCAATAGAAGCATTATTAGCAGCGACAGCATCAGCAATACCTTGAGTGGCAGCAGCCGCAGCACCACCAGCCGTAGCAGCAGCAGAAGGACTAGCACCACCAAGAGCAGCATCGGCAGCAGCTTGTGAAGCAGCACCAATTGCAGCAGCAGACATACCATTAGCAGCAGCAGCATCAGCAGCCGCTGAAGCAGCAGCAACAGCAGCAGAGCCTGTACCAGCAGGGCCAGTAGTTGCTGTAGTTCCTACGTCTTCACCCATATTAGGAGTGCTATCGATAGCAGAGGAAACAGCAGCTTGTCCTATAGTTGTTGCAGCTTCAGAAGGAGTGAGTCCCATTTGAGCAGCTACTGTTGCTTGATTCTGTGATGCAATGGAGGCAGTTAAAGCATCAGCAACTACACTTTTTCCAAGATTTAAACCTAAACCAATAGGGCCACCAATAACAGAACCAACCATACCAACAGTGCTAGGAGATACAGATGAACCTACAACACCTGATAAACCAGAAGAGGTTGTACCACCACCACTTGTACCATCACCACCACCACCCTCAGAAGGAGTAGTTGTCATACCACCAGTAGCAGGTGTTCCAGTCGGAGCAGTGACAGCAGCAGCCGTTGTATCTACAGCACCAGTCTTAACTTTATATCCAGAAGGAATAGACAACTGAGGCTTACCATTCACATATGGAATGAAAATAACATTACCAGCATCATTAACTAATGACACCATTTCAAAGCCTTTTAATGGAGCACCAGCATATGTCTTAGCATTCTCAGGCTGAACATAACCACCAGCAGCCATCTTCACATCAGCTTCTTCCTCACCCATTACATCATCTACAGCAGATGAAAACTCAGTAACATCTTCTTCGTCTTCAGGTGTCTTAGCTTCTTCAGCATTACCCATCTGACCAATGTCTAACATCTTCTGCAAACCAGCTTTAGCTTTGTCACGCATCTTCATTAGGTTTTCTAAACCAATGTAGCGAACAACGTCTGCTGGTACAACAAACTCACCAACACTAAGCTTGGCATCTACGTCATCTCTTACTTCTTCTTTCAAAGAACCAACAGGAACATCGTTACCACTTACTTCGTCTTTAGTACCACCTTGCTGCATGACACCACCGTCAGCAAGCATCTTATCAGTCTGCTCTTTGTACATTTATTTCATCCTTTAAATATTTAAGCTGACGTAATGCAGCAATGGCACCTTGTGCTTTAAAGATATCAGCCATATCTACAGCTTGCTCCAGCTTACGCTGATGCTGAACAATGTTGTGCTCCAGCATTTCAAGGAAAGCATTCCATTGAGTTGCAGTGTTAGCAAGCTGCTTTAGCTTGGAAAGATATTGTTTGTTCATTAAACTATAGCCTCATAAAATTTGTTATTTTTAATATTGTTTTCTAGACTCGTCAACACTTGCAAATTC